CCTTAGTCAGTTCTCTCACAACTAAAAAATCTGGGGAGACAATGAAGGAATTGTTATCTTTTGAAGCAACAAGAACTGTATACTTGTTATTACCGATAACTTTAAACTTTGCTCCTTCAACAAAAAAACTTGGAAAGAACTTTCTTTCATCTTTAATAAAAACATTTGGGACGAGTTCAATGACCGGAGAAAATTCTACAACATCATTCACTTTCGGTCTGTCATTTTGCGAAAATCTAAAGACAGCTTTAGTCAGTTTGGGAATTTTCATTTCAATAGTTCCTTAATTTTATTCGAAGTTTCAATGGCATTTGCTCTCAAGACATCTGCTTCAAGAGTAATAGTAGGAGGATTTGATGATATGAAAAATTTGCAACAGTTCCACCTTTTCCCAAGTCTGACAACTTTCATTCCCGCAATATCAATCATCTTCAATATCCAGGCTTCATTACTTCCACAATGAGTAGCAACGACAATCGATGTATTATCAGGCAAATTTTCCAATCTTAAAATGCATGAACTTCCCTTTTCATCCTGCCAAGCTTCTCTTACAAAGACCTTAAAAAATTCCTTATCCCTTAAAGCTACGATAGTAGATTTATCCGAAGATGTGATTGGTGTGAAGATGCTGTAGTTTTCAAACGAAAGAGCAGTAATAGCTAAGGTCATTGAATTCATTTCTTTTGATCCTTCATCGCTTTCATCATCCAAAAGATGATGATGAAAGCGATTAGTGCAGCAACTATTTCCTTCATGTGAATACCTAAGCAAATAGGAATGGCATTTAAGGAATATAGGCCTTTTTTTATGTTTTGTCCAGTACTATTTCTATAAAACATTCCAGAATGTTAGGTGGTTATTTAACAAACAATTTGTCTATCCATTCAAAAAGTGAGCGTTCGGTACAGCACAAGTAGTATCCTGCTATGTAAAGTATTGCTGTAAAAGCAATGAATCCTAAAAATTTTAGGATTTGGTTTATTAGTTCATCAACTGACATTTTCATTTTGAGCTTTTACCTCCACAACGATGTTTTTTGGATTACCAAGATTGTTGTAGGACTCATTCTTTAAGTAAATCGCAGAGGCTAGCTGTGACGAAACTTCATCAACTGGCCTATACCTTACAGAATGCTTACAGGTGTAAAATAATGTAAAGCGGCCTGTGATAGTGATTAAATCTTTCTCTTCCATAATCATTTCCTTTCAATAGTTTTAATAAATATTGTCATTAATACATACATTTTCCTGGATTTTGCTCTTGCCAGTAATCTCTCCATGCACATTCGGTTAGTTTTCCAAGTTTTCCGTCCGCTTCAGTTCCTATCAAAGTTTGAAATTCTCGAATTGTTGGAATGCGCTTACTACTTTCATAGCAACCAAAGAGATATCCTAAGGAAAAGCATCCAAATGTTATTACTAAAAATCCTGCTGTGTTAATTATTGTTCTCATCTTATTTTCCTTCTCAATATTGTTTTTGAGTGACTTGAAAGTCCTTTTAATTTAATATAGAAGTTTTTGATAATTCGACCAATGATGTGCTTGTGGTTGTAGGATTGTAAATCATATTGCGTCCAAGCAGGTCTGTTCAAGCTTTCCTTTTCGTCATTAAACATTTTTAGCTCCTTTCTTTTTTAATCTTACATTGTTCAATTTTCGTACTTTTGCGTAGAATTTTAGAGGCTTTTGAGTATAATTGTATTCCCAAGTTTGACAATCAAAATGTTTATCTACTTTTTGAGCAGGACAATTGCATACGATTGACTTGTCTGGATTGGATTTTGTGGGATGCGTAATGCTGTAAAGACAAAAGAAGCAATTGGAGCAGCGAGAAGGCAATTTGAAATTATTCTTATCGCACCATTCCCTTTTCAGCTGTTTAACACTGTACAAATCCCCAGTCCTTTTCATCTTCACTATTTGCTTTGCTATCCACTTCCATTGCTTCAAGCACAATTCCCAAGATTCATCTAATGTAATTTTCATTTTGCATCCCTTTCTTAATCTTCTAATCTTTTGAAATAGCTTTCTTTCCAATCCTCCTCACACTGACTATCTTTTTGAACTTACAGTCAGGTCTTAAGAGGCGAGCTTCGATTTTAGCTTCATCAATGTCTTTAGCAAAAACTAATACTTTGATAAGCTTGTCAAATTGGACTATCCATAGTTTCGTAGTCATTTACTAAAATCCTCAAATGCGTGATATCTTTTATCAAATTTAACTTGGCCAATTGACAAAACGACCAATTTGCAAAGTTCTTTGCTGATACATTTTTATTGATTCTTTGTGAATGCGAAGGAGCAAGTCATTTGCAAATTTCCATTCTTTCTCTGTTAGCTTAATTGAGTCGAAGTTATTAAAAATGTAATCAAGAATTTTCATCACATTCGATATTGGCTTGAGGAATTTGTCTTGCAGTTCAGTGTCAAGCAAATACATTTTCTCAAGCAATTCATTATTCGATGCGCCCTTCCTTACTTCCAACTGAATCTCAAACTTTTCTGTATGCATTTTAAATTTCCTCCAAACTAAGGCTTACTATATTTCTTAAATATCTTTTTGACAGTACTACATATTAGGTAAGTAGTAGAAATATGTTAAGTGAACAGTCCTCCAGGCAAAGTTAAAATGTCAACTTTTTTACATTCATCACAAAACCAATATCCCGATAGTTCGTCAGTTTCTTTTTCTGGCTCCTGCAGAACTAAGGACATTGGAGACTTGCAAAACTTGCAAATCCGAGGAGAACATTGTGCGTAAGCGACTACTGAATGCTTTGAGCTAAAACTTTGAATTCTAATCTTCATAACAAATCTCCTTCAAAAGGTTCAAAATCAAGTTTATTTACTAAACTTCTTAAATACCTTTTTAACTTCACGAGCTGTCTGTCCTTTCCAATCCTGCATGTTGCTTAGGCAGTAGAGTAGTTGGGTTTTCAATCCTTCATTTCCATACTCACTAATCGCCAAATCTATGTTTCTAAGGTAAGTTTGAGCGTAAGGGTCTTTACATTCCCTAATAGCTATGTTAATAGCTTCAAGTAGTTCGGTCGGCAAGTCATTCATTTCCATAATCTCCCAAAAAATTTATCTGTTATAGCTAAAAAACTAAACAACTAATCTGAAAAGTAGAATAGTGGATTAGTTAGGTGGATAACTTACGAGTTGATAAAATATCTAATCAAAGGAATGTCTATGCCTCTTTATTATAGATAAAAAATATATTAAATATCTAAAGTCCTTTTACTCTAAATATTAGAGAGGGATAGAGGTTTGTTAGATTAGATATTTTATCAACTCACAAAGTTAGTTAGATACCTAACAAAATATAGCCCGGCCGATTTTTACTGCCAATCAACCGACCGGACTACTTTGGAGGAGGAGGGCTAGTCTTTTTGCTCTTTCCAGTATCTTTCAACAATAATTTCCTGTACTTGCAAAAACGGTAGTTGCTTATCTTCTGGAGATAATGTCAGCCAAATTCTATCAAATTCGGCCTGCGGAACTTTACCAGTTTTCTTTGCATTGGCATGTTCTCTGCGAACTCGTATGACCATGCCTGTGACGTAATCCTTTGCTGCTGTTCGACTATCTGTCATTCTCTTCGCAATGCCTCTTGTGAGCTCTTCAATGGTAATCGGACAAAACAAGTCGACTGTCTTATCGACAGTTTCGCCTCCGTCACTTGACAAACCTCTGGTCTGGTAGTTGAACCCGTCCTTCTTAAATTTTCTAATTTCCCGTTTCATGATTGAAACCTCCAAAATTTCAGGACTCATATTATTTACTTGTTAAAGAACAAACCTCTGAACATACATGTGCAAATATCGTGCCAAAAACCTGAGAAAAATAGAAAAATATATTGGGTTTGTGTGTGTGTAAAGACCGTTTGTTTACTATTTAACAAACACATAGTATGTCATAATGGCATAGGCCTGCCATATTGACAGTGTCATAATGGCATACGCTATGTTATGGACAAACAGATATGTTTGTTAGATAAATAACAAACAAAATATAGCATACAAGCAAAATTGAAAATCCCCCCAGGGCTATCGGCGGGTGGTAGTGGCATACGTCCTCAAATTTTCTCAAATTTTTCGCATATTCTCTACTCATTTTGTCTTTTTTACACTATTCTATCCCATTTTTTCTTTTTCTCAAATTTTCCTTGCCATTTTTCCTTTCCTCTCCTATCCTTCCTGTAAGCCTCTTCTCTTTTCTTTTCTTTTTTATAAAAGAAAAAGGAGTGGGAAATAAATAAATGAATACAATAGCTTCATTAACTCCCAGACACTTAAAGATTGTCGATCTTGCGGTTAAAGGATGGACGGAGAAGCAGATCGCCGAATTTTTAGGGATGGGGAAACAACAAGTATCCATCATTTTCAACAGCCCAACTTTCAAGCACGAATTTGCGATTAGGCGCTCCATCTTTGAGGAAAAGATGGATAAAGAGCAATCTGACAAAGAAGATGAAGTTGCCAAGCTATTAAAGGAAGGAGCTATCAAGGCCGCCCGAACTTTAGTGGGTCATATCGATTCTGCTGATGATAGTATTAGCGTCCGATCTTCCACTGAAATTCTTGATAGAACTGGTTATAGTAAAAAGGCCGATAAACAGATCGAAGTACTCGGCCCGACGATTGTAATAAACAACAAAGATGCTACAAGAATTATCGAATCTATAAAGCTTGATAATGACGATGCCGAGACAGTTAGTGAGCCGGCAAAAAGTACTGAAAGCTCTGAGCTACCCCTCTCAACTTTCGACCCAGAAGAAAAGTCTGCTCACTAACTTTTATTTACTTGTTCGGTCCGTTGTTTTCTTCGGGGCGGAAGAGGGGTAGTTGAAGCACTAATCTAATTATTAGATTAGTCATATAAATGCAAAGAAGTGTTTGTATGGAAAATAAAGAAACAAAATTAGATAAAGAAACTGTCGAAAAGCTTAGGGATTTGGGGAAAAAAAGCTTCTTTTTCTTTGCTCGAGCAATCGTTGGCTTTGGAGAATTGGATAAAAATATCCATCGTCCTATATGTAAAGAGCTGGAGAATTATGAAGAGCGTCCTAGGCTTCTCATAATCCTGCCTCGAGATTGGTTTAAGAGTTCATTGGGTTCAGTAGCATATCCGATCTGGAGAGCTATTAAAGATCCAAATATTAGAGTTCTAATAACTCAAAATTCATTTTCAAATGCTTGTAAGAAGCTACAGGCTATAAAGCAGATATTTGAGAAAAACCAGCTTTTTAGAGCTCTTTACAGTGATATATTGCCAGACAAAGGATGTAGGTGGTCAAGTGAATGCTTGACTATTAAGAGAACTAGCGGCCATCCTGAAGGTACATTTGAAGCCGCTGGGACAGGAACTGCTGTAACTTCTCGACACTATGATTTGATAATTGAGGATGATACTGTAGCCCCTGAAAAGGATGCTCTTAAGGGCATCATTCAGCAGCCGACACAGTTGGAGATTGAAAAAGCTATTGGGTGGCATAGAGTTGCTTATCCTTTGCAAATTCATCCTACCAAATCACAAAGAGTAGTCATAGGGACTCGATGGGCTGAGAGAGACTTACTTGGATGGATTTTGGAAAATGAGAAGGAATATGTTGTCGTTGATAGGAAGGCTATAGAGAATGGTGTAGCTATATGGGAAAGGTTTGATAAGGAAGTACTAAGTCAAATTGAAAAGAGCATAGGTCCTTACATGTTCTCCTCATTATACCTTAACAATCCTATGAGTGCTATAAATCAGGTTTTTAAGAGAGAATGGATACAGTACTATGACACAGTGAATAAGAAAGAAGCTGCAAGGTTTGTTCACTGCACGTCCGTTGATCCTGCTGCATCGGATAGTGAGTCATCCTCCGATCCTGACTATAACATCGTCCTAACAACTGCCGTTGACCCTTTAAGTGGCAATATCTACATAAGACACTATACTCGAGCGAGAATGAATCCTGGGGAGCTCATCAATGCAATCCTTGAACATCAGGCAATCTACAAACCTGTAGTTGTTAAAATTGAGTCTATAGCATATCAACGGACGATAAACTATTGGTTGAAGCGGATGAAGGAAAAGTTGAATAGGAGATTTTATGTTGAGGAAATTAAATCGCATGGGAAGACTAGTAAGGTTGATAGGATCAGAGCTCTACAGCCTTACTTTGCGGATGGCGTTATTTACTTCAAGACTCATATGAGCGAATTGGAGAGGGAATTACTTTCATTTCCAAGAGGAGCTCATGACGACATTTTAGATGCTTTAGCTATGCAAATACGTTTTTGGAATAACGAAACTAAATTAATGAGGGAAGAAATGGATGCTGACATGAGAAGTGATCCTTTTTCCGGAGCGTCTATAATCGATGAATTGTTGGGGAGGAGTAATAGTTTGCATAGATATCCTTACGATATTGGTCTTATGAGTGAAAGGGCTGAGGGCATGCAATTTAGGGACTACGCATATGATAGGAGGATTGCATAATGCCTGCTGGTTTTGATAGATGTGTCAAAAGAGGGGGAAGGGTTAGGACATTGAAATTGTCAGGCAGGAAATATAGACATATTTGTTATCTTAATGGAAAGGCTTATCTCGGAAAGGTGAAAACTAAAAAGAGGAGTAAAAAATAATGGCTATGACAGCTGAGGATTGGATGATTGCTATTGATAATGCTTTAGAATTTAGAAGGGCTTTTGCAAAGGAAAGTAAGTGGAACGATCTTGAGAAGAGCTATTTGAATGATCCATCATCAGATACTGCAATAGGTCCTAATTTAATATACAGTATGGGTGACAGTTTGATGAGTAGCTTGAACGTTCCTGATCCTGAATGTGTAGTTCACGCTGATCATCCAAGTGGCTCAGATAGAGCTCCTATAGTAGAGAGCGTTGATAATTGGTTAATTAGGAAGTTGAAGATTAAGCGTTCTGTCGATTTGTCAACTTTACATTGTTATCTTTACAGTAAAGGCATCCTTAAAATTGGGTACGATAGTGAGTTTGGTTGGGCGCCTTATTATGATATCGGTAGAAATCAATCAATGGGCGCAACTTTTACTCAATTTGATAAGAAGGGTCATAGGATAGAGTTTATGAATACTACTCCTGGAATGCCTTGGGTGTCGGTGGTTCATCCTCAAGACTTTGTAGTGCCTTGGGGAACTATTTTTCTTGATGATGCTCCTTGGGCAGCGCATAGGATTGTTAGGAAGAATGAGTACTTTAAGTCTGATCCAAAGTATAAAAATACAAGTAGACTTGAGCCTCAGATATCAATGGAAGATTATATGGCGACTTATAATAAAGTATCTCATAGAGATAGAATGCGATATCATACAGATAGAATGCTGTATGCTAATAGGAAACCTGAATATAACGTGGCATGGGAAATTCATGATAGGATGACAGGAAAAGTGTTTGTAGTAGCTCCTGACTATGATAAGTTTTTGAGGGATGATAATAATGCCTTGTTAGTTGCTGGATTGCCTTTCGTTGATATGAGCTTTGTAACTCATCCTCGATCATTTTGGGCAACTCCGCAGGCTTACTATCTTGGGCAGATCCAGCACATTCAATTTGATATATCGCTACAATCCGAGAAGCAGAGGAGACTGAATGCGTTTAAGCTACTTGCTAAAAAGGGAGCTATGAGTGCATCGGAAATAACAAAGCTCTTAAGTGGAGATGCGGGAGCTGTCGGATTTGTTGACTCAAGCGAGCCTATAAGCGACAGCTTTATGACTATGCCTCAAGGTAGTATGCTCGACTTTGTTCTTCAATCTGATCATAATAGAAGGGATGCTAGGGAAGCTATTGGATATAGCAGAAATCAGATGGGCGAATTTGATACTTCTACGAGAAGGACTGCTAGGGAAGCTACTTTTGTTCAGCAAGGTTCTGAAAGAAGGACTGGTAGGAGATTTGGGGCAATCACTGGTCTTTATATTGATTTGATAGGCAAGTTGAATAAGATTTGCTTTAGCTTTTGGAAATTGCCGAGATTTGCTATGGTTGGGAATGAGTGGGTAAGATTCACAGCTGAGGAATTGAAAGGAGATTATTTATATGATGTATCATTGTCATCGACTCGTAACCTTAGTAGAGCGGAAAGGAAAATTGAAGCTATGATGATGATGAGTCAATTTGCATCTATACCTGGAATTGATTATGGAGCGCTTTTTAAGTATTTGCAGGATGCTGCTAATGATCCTGGGTTTGAAAGGATACTTGCTCCAGTGATTAGTAGAGCAGGGCAAGCTCGACCTGCAGCTCAGGGAGCCCTTCCAACAATTCCGTCTACGAGGACGGAGAAATAGTATGCCTGTTTTTGATTTTAAATGTCCATCCTGTCATCATAAACTCGTTGATGAGTTCGTTCATTATTATGATGATGAAATTAAGTGTAAGAGATGCGGAGCAGTAATGAAAAAATTAGTGAGCAAAGGTAAGTTTATTGGGGCTAAAGTATTTCCAGCGGACGGAATATTTTTGGAGCACGCAGGCCCTGATGGAAAGTTATTTCGTAGTGAGAAGGAAATGAGAGATTTTGAAAAAACGACGGGAGCTACAATAGCACGTCTGCATTAAGGGAGTAAAAATGGCTAAAGTGACGGCTGTTATAGAAAGTAATGGTGTAATAACTGTTGATTTTCAAGGAAGACATTTCAGTAAAAGGCAGTTATTGCAGCTGATAAAGGCTATTAAGCTTGAGTATAGAAGAAGGAGACATCTTTATCGAAGGGATATGTTAGCCAAAGCTGCTGTGAATGTTAAAAGAGCTGAAGATAGAAAATTAGAAACGAAAAACGAAAATTTAGGAGTAAAAAACGATGCCAAACATAGTGTTACCAAGTAAAAGCAATGATGATAAGAAATCTGAAGACATTGACAAGAAATCTGAAAGTGTTGTTCCAAGTACTGGGATTGATCAAATTCAAAATCAGATGAGTCAATTAGCTGAACAAGTAGGTGAGCTCAATAGAATGCGTAGGGCTCAGGATGAGCAAAGGATGAAGGAAATTGAGGCTGAAAAGGAAACGGAATTGGAAGCTGAAGCTGACTTGAAAGCTTTGCTGAATGGAGGAATGGAAGACGGCAAAGAAGATTTGAGAGGCAGTAGAATTGACGACTTGACTAATTCCGAACTTTTAAATGTTGTATCCTCGGCAGTTGAAACAGCTATTGACGCTCGTATTCGGCAGTCGTCTCAAAATGTTGATAAGAAGATTAAGGAGATAAGTGATTCTACTACTAAGATTTATCAAGTTCTTGGAAAAATGCAAGCTGCAGCTGGAATACAAAGCGCTCGTGACAAGTATAAGGATTTTGATAAATTCAAGGATGATACTATGGCCGTGTTAGATCGATATCCAATGATGGAGATTGAAGATGCTTACTTACTTGGCAGGCAGCTTCGAGCTGGAAACTCTCCTCCTGCAAAGAATGTTGCAAGTGAAAGGCCTATTGTAACTCCTTTCGGAGCATTTTCTGGAGGTGCTGATAGGAAGGATCCTACAAATGTACTTGATGATAAATCTACATCTTCCAGTCATGGAATTGTTGGGTTTAGGAATATTCTTGATAAGGCTATTGATAAAGTGCTGACTAAATATGAAGGAAGATAACAAGGTTGCTAGCGTACTTCAAGGCAACTAATGGTATTGGTGAGTACGCACCTGCGTCAAGCATGTTGACGGATTTGATGTTTTGTGATTGTTTTGTTGAAACTTTTTAGGAGGTAAATTACTATGCCTACGTTGCCACAGTGGACAAAGACTTTAGACGATGACTTCGTCAACACCTGGTACGAGATTCGAGCTGAAGTTATTGATAATGTCTTGAATGCTACCATTATTACAGCAGCTTTGAGAAACTTTGGATGCTTTAAGACGCAAGTTGGATCGGATATTGTTACTAGGACAATTGGATATGGAGAGAAAACTACTCAGAGATTTGACAGAGGAACTGTGCTGGAGCAGCAAGTTGTAGACCTTGATACAATGGCTGAGTGGAACTGGAGATTCTTTGCTTCCGATGTTAATAGGACTTTAGTTGATGACGCAAAGAATGCAGGAACTTTCCAGATTAAATCTTACGTTTCAAGGAGATTGGAAGCTGCTCGTAGTGCTTGTGTTCGAGACTTGGAGAAATATCTTACTCAATGGGGCAATGCTTACAATGCTCCTAAACAGCCTAATGGCTTATATGATATTTGTCCTTGTGCCGAGGCTGAAGATGCTGGAGTTGCTCCATTTAGCGACACTGAAGTTGCTAGTGATCTCTACGATGGTGGTGGATCTGCTGGAGATACAAGCAACGGTAAGATTGATAGAGTTAATACTTGGTGGAGAAATTGGACTATGGAGGATGGTGCTACAGCTAGTAGTGCTACGCAGGATGCTTTATTCAATGCAGGTCCGACAAATCCTCCTTATGCTCTGAATTTAGTTCCTGACATGAGACACTTGTTTAACAAAGTCAGAGCTAATCAGGAAGCTCCAAATTTCATTCTTTGCGATCAGGACATTTATGAGGCTTATGAGGACGAAGCGCAGGATAAGCAAGCTATCGTGCAGAGTGCTTTTACGAAGAAGGCTATTGATTTGGGCTTTGATGCATTTACATTTAAGGGTGCAACTATGTCCTATACTAATAGACTTGCAGGTACAAAGCATGTCCACATGCTAAATCTCAATCATGTTGAAATGGTGTACAATCCCAATCTTTGGTTTGATATGGGCGATTGGAAGGATACGCCGAGGCAGTTTGAGAGAGTTGCTTATATTGTTTGTATGACAACTGGATTGATTACGGCTCAGCCTAGGAGACACGGATCAATGGAGTACGCTTCATAATATGTGATTGCATGCTTGACTGGAAAAATGACTAATCTAATTATTAGATTAGTGATCGTTAACTAAAAACATTAGGAGGTAAAAACTAATGGCTTTGAAAGTTTTGTTTGAAACTGGACTGACGGATGTCAAAAGTTCTGACGTTGAAGGTGTTGGGACACTTCGATACGGAAAACTGGGCAGAGTTTATAGATGGATTAAGAATAGAAATGCCACTGCGTTTACGGCTAAGCAACCTGTATGCTATGATGCTGGTAACGTTTCTACTGATGCTTTGTTCAAGTCTGTGAATAGTCCTGTGACAGCTGACTTAATGTTGGCTGCAGGAATTGCTATGACAGCTATAGGCAAATCAGGAGGGACTACCGGATGTTATGGCTGGGTACAAGTACAAGGATACTTTAAGGATGCTAGGGTTTTAACTCCGGCTACTGGAGCTGATGATATTGAGATTGGAAGCGCTCTTGTTCCTGTAGATACTAAAACTTATCTCGCATACGCAGGCAATGCAGGAACAGCTCCAGCATATTCCAATCACTTTATTGCTCTTGAGACTGTTGCTACAGCTACAGGTGCTGCAGTAGTATCTAAAGATGTGTATGTTAAATGCTTATGATAGGAAGATGAATGTCTGATAAAAAGGATGTTCTGGTAGGAGTGGCTGTTCACTCTTACGGATACATTAATCCAAAGGCTTATGCTAATCACGTTGGAGTGTTTTCCAAGTGGGCTAAAACTTGCAATGTGAAGTTCCTCCACATTGATGGAGTAAAGACAGCTGAAGCAAGAAATATGATAGTGGAGAAGGCTATTGAGGAAGATTGTACTCATGTGCTTTTCTTGGACTCCGATCATATAGTTACAGAGGACTTGTTACCCTGCTTACTTGGCAATGTTGAGGCAACTGTTGTTAGTGGGTTGGTCGTTAAGAGGGATGGATTAGGCAGTCAAGTTGGTTTCATTGCAAGAGATGATGGCTTTTTCTATCCTGTAATTCTTCCATCCGATGGAATGTCCTATGAAGTTGACGCTTGTGCATTTGGATGTACTTTGATTGACCTAAGCATTTTCAAGGACATTGAGAAGCCTTATTTCAAGGATGTTGTGTTTAGGGATTCTGAAGGAATTTTGAGACAACGTAGAAGTGATATGGAATTTTTTAGAGAGGTCAAAGCTCTTGGAAAGTCTATTAAAATTGATACAAGGCCTAAAATAGGACATATAGGAGATGGCAATGTATATTATCCTGAAGATAGGCAGTATCAGTTAGCTACTTATAAAGCTGCATCTGTGATTGCCAAGGAAATGGATAATCCAACTGCTATTGATTTTGGTTGCGGTTTAGCCAAGAAGCTTATTGAGCATATTGAGCCTGTTTGTCAAGAAGTCATTGGCATTGATAAAAAACATCGTATTGATAGTTGTAGAATGGCTTTTCCAGAGTCCAAGATTAAGTGGGGAGTAGCAAATCTTGACGAGAGGATTGATGTTTGTGGTAAATTTGACATTGTTATTTGCGCTGATGTTCTTGAGCATTTAATTAATCCTATTGTAATGATTAGGACTATTGTAGAGCATTTGAAGGACGACGGATATGCTGTGATATCAACTCCAGACGCTGAAACTATTGCAAAGAATGTTAAAGTTAATCCTGGTCATCGTCGGGCTTGGAATGAGGATCGATTTGTCAAGTTACTAAAAGATGGAGGATTAAAAATTGTTGAGATTAAAAGAGAAAAGGAAATCACCGAGTACATCTCGATGATAGCTATTTGTAGGAGATAAACTATGGCAACTAATATAGTTGTTCCTGATAACAAATCAAGAGTGCTTAATAAGCTTCTTAAGTCAATAGGCAAAAGCACAACTTTGGGAGAGGTGGGATTAAAAAATCCAGGCCATGCAAGGAGAAGGTTGTGGTCGTCTGCAGGAGTTCCTTCATGCTTGAAAGCACAATATGACACTTCTCCGTATGATTTGCTTCAAGTAGGTGATTTTGCTTATGATTCTTCCAACGATCATGCTTATGTATGCACTGTGGAAGTTGCTGCAAGTACTGATGCCACATTTACAAAGGTGTCTGTAGACTAAGGAGGATTTTATAATGGCTGGAAGTGCTTTTACTGTAAACTCTTCCATTATTGGAAAGTCCGCAAAAGAGTCGGGCAAATCTCCCTGGCAGGTGTCTGCATATTCTGCTGACATTATCACGGATGTTCAAACTTTGAGAGCTAAGCCATCTGGGAAGTATCAATATCTTGAAAGCATTGATTTAACATGTGAAGCTCTTGCTACTGGCGAAACTGTGAGCATATATGATGGCGCTGATTTAGTAATAGGACCTTTGCCTTTTTCTGCGGAGTGGAGTTATTCTTTTAATTATCCAATGAAGTTTGAGGGGGCGATAGGACTGAGTTGTACTGCAACTCATCCTATTCACGTACTTGCTGAAGGATTTGACAGTTGATAAGTTAGGAGATAATTGTGAATGGAGGTAGAAGATTAGATCATAATGTTTTTAGGGATGACTTATTTACTCTAAAAGATGATGTTGATCAAACAAAAAAGCTTCGCTTTCAATTATCTGGCATATCAGCTGGCGAAACTCGTGTTTTGACAATTCCTGATATGAATGGAACAATTTTACTAGCTGGTCAAGATTGTCCTGAGTTAGTAGATATTTCCGATACAAGTGTTGCTGAAGGCAATAATAGTATAGCGAACTTTGAGGATAAAGTCCTTATAAATGTCATTGAAATTGCTACTACTTCAACAGACTGGACTTTGACAGTTTATGGGGATGATGGCTATTCGAGTCATGCAAGGGAGATCGTATCAAATCGCTCGGGTGATTTTAAGATTTATTGGAATGCTCCTTATGAAGATGAAGATGGAACTAAAGAGTTTCATTACAATTTTGCAAGTGCTTCAGGTAGTGAAACTCATGATGTAAGGATTTTAGGGCTTAAGTTAAGATGAAAGTAACAATTACAAAAGACCTGATAAATCAAGTTAACATTAATGGCAAGGAGAAGTTAATTGTAGATTTTATTTCCGATCCGATTACGGGTATGGAGGACAGGATAATTATTGACTATCCTACTACAAAAGAACATGTTCAGGCTGCTCTTCGGGAAAAGATTCTTCAAAGGAAAAAGGAGCAGGATGAAATGCGTCAACAAGAGATGAAGAACGATGCAGCATGTCAAGCGCTTGGCATCGGAAATGATAGTTTGAAATTGGAAATTGATTGTCAGAGAGAACTTAAATGAGCTATAGCATTAACAGTACTACTGAGTTTTTGAGCAAGGACATTGCTACCAATCCCATTGACAATGCGAGCAATCTGCTCCTCTCCATGACGGTAACAGTCCCTCAGAGAATAGACGGTATTCGCATTGACTTAGGGAAAACCGGTGGGCTTCTCAACGGTGCCGCTGCCAATTTTGACGTTCTTGTCCGCATCACACGAGACGGCACTGATGTTGATGCCTACTATGAGACATCTATTGCTAAACGCACCGCCGCTGACACTCGTTTCACTCTAACCATTTCGCCAACTTTGCTCCTTCAGAAAACTGACACCATCACCGAAACCATCAAAGTCTACGTCAAGAGCAGCAATGCAAACGATACCGATGTTGACGGTGATGTCTTTCTTGTCGGTCGACAGGACCTCGGCGGCATTGAGAGTGGCGATTTGGCAAGCAACAATGCAGTGTTAAAGCTAAAGAAGCTGGACATTCAGAACAACTACGACCATGCCATCTACGTTAGGGCTAAAGATTCTACAGCCATTCAGGTTTGGGCAAACGTTCTCGGTTCCGGTGGGCGTGCAGTCTATCTTCAAGCTGACAGAAGTGAGTATGAGGCATTTTGTAGTTTTGCTCCAAATGGTATAGGCGCTCTCTTCCAAGGTGGTGCAGGTGAGGGCGTTAAAATCAATGGAGGCACTGACCACGCCGGTCTTACTTGTTACGGAGGCAGTGGTGGCGGCCCTGGCGTCTATGCTAAAGGGAATTCCACTGCCGATGACATCACTGCACACGGGATATTTGCCAAAGGTTCGCTCAATGGAGATGGAATACACGCAGAAGCAAGCAGCGGTACTGGTGCTGGAATAGCAGGAACTGGAGGAACGGGCGGTGGAGGTTATCCTGGCATTCTCGGTACAGGCGGAGCAGCCGACCCTGGCGGCCCTGGTATTAAAGGTATGGGTGGTGCTATGGGTGGTGATGGTATTCTTGCAAAAGGAGCTAACTATGGCGATGGATTTGTTTGCGAGAAAGGTACGAGTGGCAGCAAGGACATTGATGCCAATGAGATAGATTCAATTGCTGATGATGTTTGGGATGAGGTTATTTCAAAAGCTACTCATAATGTACCACAATCGGCAGCTAAAAGATTACGGCAGGTGCAGAATGTATTTATCCTTCACGAAGGGACTGCGCAGGGAGATGGTGGTGGCAATAATACTATACAACTGGCTGCCGACGCAAGCTCAACAAGCGATTGGTATCACGTAGATTGGATAATTCTTGTTGAGAATACTGGTGCTGGGCAGATGAGACATATTGATACCTATGACGGAGAGACTAAAATTGCAACAGTGGGAAGTGATTGGCTGGTCAAACCAGACAATACAACTGATTATATTGTTATGGCTCGCAGTTCGACTCACACTCATAAATTGGAAGATGTTGCCAGGCAAAACGTAAGAGATGCAATGAAATTAGCTCCAACTGGAAATTCACCTGCGGATGGTTCTGTTGATAAGCATTTGGATGATATAGCTGATACACTAAATGCAGGTGTGAATGTTATTAAAATAGATGGCAGTGAA